ACCGTGAGACTGATACTCGCGAAAAAACTGCGCGCCGTAAATCTTGGGCCCCTCCTTCACGATTGGATGCGCCTCAAGCGCCTGCTGGATACAAGCACCGTTGGATTCGTGCTGAAGCTGGTGGTCAAGAAGACCGTATTAACCTTACGGGCAAGCTCCGTGAAGGTTATGAATTAGTTCGTGCAGACGAATACCCAGAGTTCAGTAGCCCTTCGGTAGAAGATGGACGACATGCTGGCGTGATCAGCGTGGGAGGCCTAATGCTTGCAAGAATCCCTGAGGAAACAGCTGATGAGCGCCGTGAGTATTATGCATCACGGACCCATGATCAATTACAAGCTGTCGATAATGATTTGAGTAAGGCAAACGGACATTCGTCCATGCGTATTCAAAATCCTAATCGTCAGACCCGAGTATCATTCGGTGGTCCTAAGACTTCCGATAATTAATTAAGGAATAGACAAAATGGCAAACGTAGATAAAGCCTTCGGTCTTCGTGCATTAGGTAACCTTTCAGCTACTGGCGCTCAAGCTCAGTACGGTTATTTGATTGCGGACAACCAATCAGGCGCAATTTTCCAAGGCGACTTGGTAACAGTATATGATGGCTATGTTGTAGCTTTCAATCCAGCAACACACACAGCAGCAGTTGGTGTGTTCAACGGTTGTAACTACATCGACCCAACAACTGGCAAACCTACATGGAAGAACTACTATCCAGGTAGCGTAAACATCACACAAGGCACAATTCAAGCTGACGTGATTGATGATCCTAACCAATTGTTCATTATTCAATGTGATGAAGACTTTGTACAAGCTAACATCGGCAAGAACGCTGACGTTGTTACAGGTTCAGGCAATACAACAACTGGTCAATCTGTAATGGAATTAGACTCATCAACTATTGCTAAAACAGCAGCATTGAACTTGAAAATCGTTGGTTTATACGATGTTCCAGGCAATGACTTCGGTACAAACGCAGTAGCTGTAGTAAAAATTAACGAACATCTATATGGCAGCGCTGGCGTTGCTGGTCAAGGAGCTTAATCATGGCAATTTCACGTTCACAATTAGTTAAAGAACTTGAGCCAGGCCTAAACGCATTGTTTGGTATGGAATACAAGGGCTACGAACAAGAGCACGCAGAAATCTACGACGTTGAAACTTCAGATCGCGCATTTGAAGAAGAAGTAATGTTGTCAGGTTTCGGTGAAGCTCCTGTTAAAACTGAAGGTGCAGGTGTTGCATACGACAATGCACAAGAAGTTTACACATCACGCTATACACACGAAACAGTAGCTTTGGCTTTCTCATTAACTGAAGAAGCTGTAGAAGATAACTTGTACGCATCACTTGCTGCTCGTTACACTAAAGCATTGGCTCGTTCAATGGCAACAACAAAACAAATCAAAGCAGCTGCTGTGTTAAACGGCGCGTTTGACGTATCAATCGGCGGCGACGGCAAGCCATTGTGTGCAACTGACCACCCAACATTGTCTGGTCCAGATCTACGCAATGAATTGTCAACACCAGCTGACTTGAGCGAAACATCTCTTGAACAAGCTTTGATCGACATCGCTGCATTCACAGACGAGCGTGGTTTGAAGATCGCTATCCGTGGTTTGAAATTGATTATTCCAAAAGAATTGCAATTTACTGCTGATCGTATCTTGAAATCTACATTGCGCGTAGGTACAGCTGATAACGATATCAACGCTATCAAGAACATGGGTATGGTTCCACAAGGTTACACAGTGAACCATTACTTGACAGACCCAGATGCATGGTTCATCAAAACTGATGCTCCTAACGGCATGAAGATGTTTGAACGTGTAGCGTTCAAAACTGGTTTCGAAGGTGATTTCGACACTGGTAACGTACGTTACAAAGCTCGTGAGCGCTATAGCTTCGGTTACAGCGATCCACGTGGTATCTTCGGTTCTCCAGGTACACCTTAATTCTTCGGTAAAACGTAGAATGGAAAAAGCCGCCTTCGGGCGGCTTTTTTATTATCAGAAAGTGTTTGACACACAAGCGATATCCTAGTATAAATCCAATATCTAGGACCTAATTAAATGAACTGGTACAGACTGGCCTAGCAGACGTTATAGAGACTGTATCGGGACGTGCTATAACACAAAGGACAATTCAAATGGCGTATTCACATTTTTCCGGCCCAGTGGCCTCTGCTAACGGTTTCGAGGGCGCTATCACAGGTAATGTAACTGGTAATGTAACTGGTAACGTAACAGGCAATGTAACTGGTAACGTAACAGGCAATGTAACTGGTTTTTCAACCCTTCCGACTTACACAGTAACATCAGCAAATGCTTTATCTACTAAACCAGCAGGTAAAATTATCTACGTTTCTAATGGCTTAGGTGGCTTGCCTTGTATCGCTGTAGGTGATGGTACAAACTGGATCTCACCAGCTGGTACAGCTATCGCATCAGCTTAATTTTAACTTCTAACTTAAAAGGAGTTAAAGATGAGCATCGCTAGTAATTTACAGGCCGTCACCAAGACGGCGGATGCTGCCGCTATATCAGGTAGAACCCGTGTAAACGGTATCTACTATACCTGTGGCGGTACAGCATCTTCATTTAGCCTTAAAAACGGCTCAACAACAGGAGCAACTGCACTTGTTACCATTAACACGCCTGCAGCAGCAGGTGCGTATGACATTATGATCCCAGACATGGGCATCTTGTTTACGAATGGTGTGTTTATTGATGTTGCAGACGCTAACGTATTAAGCGTAACGCTTTTGTTTGAAGGCGGAGCTGCAGCTTAATGGCTAAAACTCCCTCATTGGCAGTAGGTCGCGGAGAGAAACTGCCTGTTTCGAAAGGAGCAGGCTTGACCGCTAAAGGAAGAGCTCGTTATAACAAAGCAACAGGCTCCAATTTAAAAGCCCCTGCCCCTAATCCAAAAACAAAAAAAGACGCCGCAAGACGTAAGTCTTTTTGTGCCCGTATGTCTGGTATGCCTGGTCCTATGAAGGACGAAAAAGGCAGGCCAACACGTAAAGCGGCGTCCCTCAAGCGGTGGAATTGTAAATAATGGAAATGATGATATGGAACATTATCCTTACGGCTATAGTAGGTATTATGATCTTCTTGCTTAAAGGGAAATTTGAAGAGCTAGACAGATTAGGTATCTTGCTTAATAGAACAAGGGAGGAAGTAGCCCGTGATCACATTACGCGTGCAGAAGTTCGTGCAGATCTTGAAAAGATTATGCAACGATTTGAAGACGGGATCACTCGTCTTGAGACTAAACTGGATAAATTGGCTGAAAGGGCTAAATAATGGATAAGATGAGAAAAGGTCCTTCTGGAAAAGAAGGAAAAATGAAAAAATCAGGTGCTTACGTAGTAGTTGTAGATGAATCCAAACCTACTCCTGATGAACTTGTTAGAATGAAACAACAAGAACGTGAACGCAAAATGGACGAAGGCACCGCACGAGGTGTTGCTCCTTACGAGCGTGAAATGGAAGTTCGTGGCTACAAAAAAGGCGGCTCAGTGTCTCGCGGCAATGGCTGTGCTATTCGTGGCACTAAAAAATGTAAGATGTACTAATTAAGGAGAAGTATCATGGCTGGTAAAGGTATGGGAGCAGCAACAAAAGGCGGTGGTTGCGTTGAAAAAGGCGCTAAAAACCGCATGGTATCAGAAACAAGCAAGAAAACAGGCCCTGTTTTCATGGCTGAAGGTGGCGATGTTAGTCCACGTAAGCGCATGGCAATGGGTATGAAAAAAGGTGGTAGCGTTAAAAAAATGCGTAAAGGCGGCTGTGCATAATGACCACTTCAGGTACCACGGTATTTGATTTACAAATAGACGAGCTTATTGAAGAAGCGTTCGAGCGCTGTGGTATGCAAATGACCAACGGCAATCAGCTTAAAACAGCTCGTCGTTCCCTTAATCTAATGTTTTTAGAGTGGGCGAACCGTGGTCTGAACTTATGGACAATTGAAATTGCTACTGCAAACTTGACCAAAGGACAAACAGAAGTCATTTTGGATACCGATACAGTCAATGTGTTATCTGCCGTTATTCGAGACAATTCTCAAAGTCCTCCTGTTGATATTGTGATTGATCGGATCAGTCGAGCCGAATATTTGCATATTCCAGACAAGACAACTGAAGCTCGACCTGCACAAATCTACGTAGAGCGCACAAATGTGCCCAAGGCATACCTATACCCTGCCCCAGAAGCAAGTCTCGTCTATCAGCTTCGCTACTACCGTATTAAGCGAATGGACGATGCGGGCGATTATTCGAACACTGCAGATGTCAATTTTAGGTTCTTACCTTGCTTGGCGGCAGGATTAGCTTATTATTTGTCTCTTAAATTTACTCCTGATAGAACACAGGCTTTAAAAGCCATCTATGAAGAGGAATTTGCAAGGGCCGCAGCAGAGGATAGAGATACGGCAAGTGTTTTCTTTGTACCTGACGTAGGATATTAACGTGGCATATGCTTCAGGAAAATATGCATTTGGGTTGTGTGACTATTGCGGACAGCGCTATCCATATAATGTATTAAGAAAAAACTGGAGAGGATTTAAAGTCTGTCCAGAAGATTATGAACCTAAAGAGCCTCAATTAGAGCCTTTACGTTTTGTAGCGGATGCAGTCGCACTTGACCAGCCTAGGC